TCAAGTTTTAACAGCTGACTCTAGTACCGCAACAGGATTAGCTTTTAAAGCAGCAGGTTCAGGTGGGGTTAGCAAAGCTACTACTCTTGGCTTGACATTAACTTTTGGAATGTATTAGGAGGTATTATGGCAAATCCAAATATTGCAGCAGTATCGTCTATTGTGGGCGGTAATGCAGGATTTAACTTAACAGCTACAGCTACAGCTACTTTAATAACTGTTGATTCAGATAAACTATTGAAAATCAACAGAATAACAGTTGCAAATGTTGATGGAACTAATTCAGCAACAGTAGATTTGTTTGTAGATGGATTAGGCTCAGGTGCCTCTGGTGTTACTACAACAGGTGCAGACGCTACTGTCTATTTAGCAAAAACTGTTACGGTTCCTGCCGACACTACTTTAGTTTTAGTAGACACTCCCATTTATTTAATGGAAGGAGATGTACTAAAAGGT